TAATGTTGTATAACTGTTAGGAAACATTTTTTTAACATTTAATAAATCTGCTAAACTATCTAAGTTTTTTGTTTTACAATTTAATGGTATTAATACCTGCTCTAAGTTAGCGCCTTGTACTAATAAAAAAGAACTATAAATTTGTGATTCTTGTAATGGTGTAGGGATAATTGTTCCATTTACAATTCCTAAAACATCAGTAAATTCTAATCCATTTGACAACATTGCTAAATTTAATTCTTCTGTAATAGCATTAAAAGTAAACAACGTTTGTAATAAAACACTCGGTAATCCAAATGTATCAAGTTTTGATAAGTTTATGACACTACCCAAGTTTATTAAATCACTACCAAATGCCTGCGTAGCCAAGCTCACACCAGTAACATCGCCTGTAATAAGGTCATTCATATTACTAAATGTACCTTGTAAGAAATCTTTACTATTATTAACAGTGTTAATGCTTCTATTTGTAGCATTAATAAATCCATCTGCTGATTGAAAACTACCAACGAAATCAGCATAATGATCAGAAGTGGGATCAGGATTATTATAATTAAATTCATTAAATGCTTGTAATGAAAAACAATGTAAAAATCCCCACTGAGTAATACTCATGTTGGGGTTAGTTAAATTATATGGATACCAAGTAGCATATTGTCCTTGATAAGTGACACCAGTAACTGGGAATCCCGAAGTTGCTGGTCCAGGCAAAGGACTTAAAAAACCTGCGCTAGTTGCTGCTTCAACTGCCTGTGTTGTCCAAACACCACTAGGATCAGTAACATCATACCCGGGTGATTTGGCTAATCCCAAAGCAGGTACTGTTTGATTTGGTGACAATCCTATACTAATTAAATTTGTATATGTAGCAGCATTTACAGTTACAAAAGTTCCATTATCAATATCACTAGCAATATAAGCATGATTAATACTATAGGCTAATAGTTTTAGTGCTGTGTCATTTACAATTTTACCTGGAGTATATGAATAATTATCTGTGCTAGTACCTACATAATCCGTTACAATAGGATTAATTGTAAGTCCTTGTTCGTTTAATACCGAACCAAGTACATTTATACCAAGTGGATCTTGTTTACCTGTATCTGCCATAATGTTTAAGGTACAAAAACGTCAGGACTGCCCTTAGCTATACTATGCCCACAGCTATTTCCTGATCCTACTCGTAGAACAGGACTACCTTCACAAAATACAGTAGGACTACCCTGTGTAGTTTTTGCTGCCTTATGCTTACTACCTTTAGGGTGTGGGGTTATAGGACTTTGATGTAGTCCCACTTTAATGCCGTTAGCAAACACTGTATTTGCCCCACGAACTATTTTACCACCTACTTGATTTGTGTCTCCTACTCTACTTAAATTTGGCATATTATCCTAACACTAATTTTTTACTTGGCACAGCTATTCCTGTAGTAGCCTGAATGTATTTGTTTTTAACACTTTCTTCAGTCTGTGAAAAGATAGCAATACTCTTAGTATTTAGTTTAGTTTCACCCTTAGGATCTGCGGTAAACATACTAGGAATAAGACCAACACCTTGTGGACTTGGCGCCACACTAACTGGTTCTTCGATTGTAATATAATCATTGTCAATCTTAACAATCTTTGCGATTAGCTCTTCGCCACTATTTAATTTAAAACTATAAACTTCATTAATATTCATTATTTTCCTTATGCGGCTAGCCGCTTTTGTAATTCGTTAAACCCACCTACATATTCTTCTCCTAAGAATATTTGTGGGACTGTTCTTGCGTTTGGCACTGCTTCTAATAATTCTTCTTTTGTGAATCCATCTCCTATCTTACGTTCTTCTATCTCATAACCTCTAGATTTTAATAACAATTTTGCTTGATCGCAATATGGACAGTGGTACTTACTCCAAAGTATGGCTTTCATAATTTTCTCCTTAAATTGTTGGCAGTTCGTCGTAATCTAACTTATCACTCATCACGCCGATTACATAGTTTGTGCTTTCGTTTTCTTGTAGTGCTGTTTGTTTTTTACTAGGATCACTATGCTTATTGAACCATGGAATAGGAGTTGTCTTAGGATGACTTTCTTGGTAGCGAATACCTATCTCTTTTAATGCTAGGTTAGCAGTGTAATCAACAAAGTCCTTTAGTATATTAGCATTTAGCCCAATAACAGGACCTTTCTTAAACAAATAATCTGCCCAATTCTTTTCTTCACGTATAACATCTAAATACATCTGATACACTTCGTGTTCGCATTCACGCTTTGCTTCAGCGAATCGAGGATCTTCTTTTACAACAGTATTAATCATAAAAGCAGTCCACTCTTTATGTAATACTTCATCTTGTAAAATCAATCCTATGATGTTACCGTTGCCAATAAAGATTTTATTTTCCACCATTGCCAAACTTGTAGCAAAACTAACCATAAAACGAAATGCTTCTAACGCATAGCTAGCATTTAGTGCTAACCAAATTGCTTTGATATGTGTTGATTCGTTGAAAGGAACATTAGGAGCTTCAGAAGTTTCTTTCAAACAATTTAGTCTATGTAGCTCATCGTAATATTTTCCAACACTACTTGCCATGTTTATAATTTCTTGTGTGTCGTGGATAGTATTGAATACTTCTTTAGGTACGTTATAGATATTACGAATGATATGACTATAGCTACGGCTATGGATATTTGTTTCAAAAAATGTCCAATTATATACTAATGCTTCTAATTCAGGTAAACTAATAACTGGTGTGAAGATTTGACTAGGCCCTCTGCCCTGAATACTATCAAGAGCAGTTTGTCTAAGTAAATTACTAGTGAAGATATGTTTTACAGCATCACTTGCTTCTTTAAAATCACTAGCATCTTTGGTAAGACTAATTTCTTCGGGTACCCAAAAGAAACCACGTGCTGTAGTTTCAAAGTTTTGTATTTTAGGATATTTGACTTCTTCAAATCTCTGAATAGTTACTGGACCTTCAGGATCCAAAAACATTCTGCGCTGAAGGTAATCTGTGCGTGTGTTTAGGTTATATTGTTGTTTGCTCATATATTTTTCTTATTATAATTTACAAGATTCGCAATCTTCTTCCATTTCCTGTACTACAAAAGTTGGTTCTGTTTGTGCTGATTCTGGTGTTTTACTGCCTGTTTTATTAATCAAACTATAGTAAAATGTTTTAATACCATAATGATGTGCCAACATTAAGTTTTTAGCAATCGTAGTGATAGGTACTTTTCTATCAGTATAAAAAGCAGGATTATAAAACGTATTTGTACTAATACTTTGGTCTACATAAGCCTGTAATACAGCAGCAGTTTTAAGATAATCAAGACAATCCTTTTGTTCCCACATTAATTGGTATTTGTGTTTGAGTTTATGATATTCAGGAACAACTTGTGTAAGACTTGCTGCCTTGCTTTCTTTTACGCTGATTAAACTCATTGGCATTTCTATACCATTAGTACTATTAATTACAACACTACTACTTTCAACAGGAGCTATTGCCATTAATGTAGCATTACGTACTCCATATTGCGTCATGTTTTCTCTTAGTGGTTCCCAATCTAGTTCAGGAGTAAAATCAGTTAATTCATTGACACCTTTAGCTCTACGCTCCCAAGGGAAAATGCCACGACCATAATAAGTTTTATCACTATCTAAACATCTACCACGCTCTTTAGCAAGCTCAATTGTAGCTTCAGTAAGATAGTAAGCTTGATGTTCCATCCAACTTTTAACATCATGTAATGCGTCTTTTTCACCATACTTGTATCCACGTTTTGCGTGCCAATATGCTAAGTTTGTCACACCAATACCAAGTGGTTGAATTTCATCATTACTCAATTGTGATTGAATAGATAAAAAGTCTTGATAGTCTAATATATTACAAAGGCTACGATGTAATACACGACATGCCCTACGCATATCTTCAGGATGACGGAACGCTCCCCAATTAATACTTCCTAATGTACATAATGCTATTCTACCTTTAGGATCATCTAATCGCTTGAATGGAACAGTAGGTAGTAATATTTCGCAACACAAATTACTTTGATAAATTGTGTGATAATCAGGATCAAACGGCCCTTGATTCATAACATTATCAATGAACACAAGATAAATTCTTCCTGTATCAGTGCGTTCTTTGAGTATACCACTTTGAAATACTTCTTCAGCACTCATTGATTTCTTACGTAAATCTTTGCGTTTTTCGTATTTTACGTAAAGTTCCTCAAACAATGTAATGTCTTTATAAAAAGCTTCGTATAGATCAGGCACCTCGTTTGGATCAAAGAAAGTTATGTTTTCTTTGTTTTTGAATCTTCGCCAAAAGAATGCTGATAATACGACTCCGTAGTCCATGTGGCGTACTCTAGTTTCTTCAGTCCCTTGATTGTTTTTAAGTACGATAAGATCATCAAACTGATGATGCCAAATAGGATAAAACACAGTAGCACTAGCATTACGAATACCTCCTTGACTACAACTACGTAAATCACCAAACCATTTCTTTAAAAAAGGAATCATGCCTGTATGCATAATTTCCCCACCACGAATAGGACTACCTAATGGTCTGAGGCGTCCTATCTCAAGCCCTATACCAGCTCGTTTGCTGGCATATTTTGCCATCATCTCCCCACTAGCAAATATACTGTCAAGATCATCATCGCTTCGGATAAGCACACAGCTACTAAATTGTTTTGTAGGAGTGCCAAGACCAGCGAGCACAGGGGTGGCAAGAGTGAATAACCCATCTGAAGCCGCATTGTAGTATTCTTTGATATACCGCATTCTAGCATTGTTGGGTTCTTCCTTATGAAACACAGTGGCAGCAGCAATCATATATCTTACCTGAGGTGTTTCATATATTTCTTTAGTGCTGCGGTTTCTAACTAGATATTTTTCTATCAATTGTTCAATAGCCGCGTAGCTATATAGTTCATCTTTGCTATGGTCTATCATGTCGTTCATTTTATTCCAATCTTCGACAGTATACCATTCTAATAATTCTTGTGTGTATAGTCCTGTACTAACGTTTTTCTTTACGATTTCATAAAGATGTGGAACGTTATAGTCTCCATATACATCTTTACGCAACATGCTTAGTCGCTGTTTTCCAGCAACATATTGATAATTAGTATGACCAATAGTAGGATTGTTTTCACAATCAATTAAATCAACAACCGCACGTAGTGTTAATTCATCTATTTGTCTTGTTGTTATACCGTCGTAAAAATGTGGACTTGCTTTGATTTCCACCATGCTTTGACTTACATCTGCTATACCTTTACATATTTTTGCTATTTGGGCTTGCCATTTTTCTAAATTAAGTTGTTCTTTTTGACCTGATCGTTTTATTACTTTAATTGACATATTATTGTTCCGTTTGTTATTATTACATACATTTTGAGATAGAACAATATTTAATGGTCACAAAGACCCATTGTAATATAATATTTTACTTAATTTGTAGTGATATGCGTGTAAGTTATTGAATAATATTACCATACCCAACTGACAAAACTATAGCGTATACCTTTAGTTACAGTTTTGACTTCATGTGGGTACATAAGATTGCTTGGAAAAATAATCAATTGCCCAGTTTTAGTTGGAAATTTTTTCCCACACAAATAGAAATCACCTCCTTCAAAATCTTCATTAAGAAATCCAAGACAGGTTAGTGTGGGTATGCCTTTAAATCTTCCATCAAAAATACTATGAATGTGATCAATATGAATTTTCATATTTGTACCTTCAGGGTATTTGTTAAATCTGGGATTAGTATATCCGTTCCATTTATCAAACCAAGGATAATTTATGTCTGCAATGTATTTTGCTATGTATTCATGTAGTCTTTTTTCAATAAACAAATTATAATAAGTTTTAGAGTCGTTAACATATAAATCATCATCATAAGAAAAGTTTTGATTTATCTCATACGCATAGTAAGAATGTCTACCCCAATCCAATAAACTAAAAAAATTAATCATGTCTTTACATATATCTTCCGTTAAGAAATCATATGATTTAATATAATCTTTAATATTTGGATGAATTTTCATAAAACTAGCTCAGTTAACATAATATTTTCTCCTAGAACTCCTGTCGCAAATGTATTAAATGATAAACTTATCCTAGCTGTTGGAGATTTAAAAGGCTTTACACTATGTGATAAACTTGATGGAAAAATTATTAACCTATTTGTATTAGCAGAAATATGATATGATTGGCTATTGAAATCATTATTTTCACTTGATTCAAATAAAAGTTGCTGATAAGAATTTTTATGAAAAATAATTTCTCCGTCAGTTTCACTTCCCTCAGGATAATATACTCCACTTAATATTGAATTAGGATGGGCATGTAAATGATGATACATACTAGTAGGATTAAAATTTAACCATGATTGAGTAATCCTAAGATGATTTAAATATTTTGGTTTGTAAACATTATTAAAGAAAGCTTGAACATGTTCCCAAATTAAATATTTTAGGTCAGCTAATTCTTGAGTATTCAAAATGTAATTGTTTACACTAGTTAAATTACCTTCATTATATCTAACGTTTTGAACTTTCATAAAACTAAGTTCTTTTTCGGTTAGTTGTCTTGGTAATTCAGATATTCCAATTGGTGTGGGG